TAGTTAGTCATATAATTTTTCCTTCCTTAAAATATTTTGCTTTACCTTGTGGAGTCCATAAAACTATTTTATTATTATCAAAGTTGTACTCACCATGTCTAAGAATTCTTGCCATCCTTCCATTACGAATTGCATCCTTTAAAGTTTGTCCAGATTTCAAATAAGATTCTAGTACAATCTCCCACATATCTAAAACTGAACCTGTATTTCCGTCCAAAATTTTTCCGGCAGATATTGGACCTACTCCCTGACATCCTTTATAGTTGTCAGTTGAATCACCAACCAATGTTTGATAGAAGAATTTGTAATCTGCTTTATCCTCATCCCAATCAAAAATACACTCTTCCTTAAAATCCCAATGCTTACCCGGAATTGTTAGTAAATCTTTATCTTGACTAACTATAATTCTTTCATCTTTAGATGGTGTAGTTGCAAGGATTCCTATTACATCATCTGCTTCTAACCATTTAACAACTTTAAAAGGATAAGTTTCTTTACAATAATCTAAAGCAGGTATAAAGCACATAGGTTTTCTTCCACCTTTTCTATGACTTTTATACTCAGGATTAACTTCTTTTCTATAATTCTTTTTATCACTAAAACATAACATTACTTTATCTGCTTTAGTTGCTTCTTGAATACTACTTATTTGATCATCAATTATTGTTTTAACTTCTGCCATATCACAATGTAAAGTCCAAGAATCACCTTCCCAATTAATTTCTCTTTCAGAAAGACGAGTAGCCTTATACACAAATATGTCTGCATCAATTAGTAATTCTCTCATGATTCTCTTCCTTTTCTAAGATTACTTTATTTACATATGTTCTTTGATCCATTAGATCATGACGATATGCTTCGTACATATTAAATGAAAAACATGTTATTGTTTTTATATGACTGAATGGTACAATATAAATATATGGAAACTTACATACAAATAAATAATCAAAATCTCCCTGTTTGTATGGATCGGAAATCAGTTTACCACTTTCATGTTTATTCCTTTTTAATTTTAAATTCTCTCTAGTTGAATGTTTCACTTGAATAGTTACCCAATCTTTTTCACCTTTAACTAAAAGATCAAAGGATGCTGAAGTATCTAAAGGAGTACACATAGAATAATCCCACATGTGTAAAAGATACTTTACTAAAGATTCACCTGCCAATCCAAATTGAGTAGGATTAATGTGTAACTGCCCAACTGGAGCCTGATTTATATTCTCCTGTGAGTGGAATCCTGAATTTATATTTCTCTCCTGCAATGGAGATTGCTTTAATTCCAAGTTCTCCAATTCTTTTAACATACTTTCCTTTGACTGAAAGTTGTACTTCATCATGCACGAAAGCTACTTGTGCATAATCTTCTCCGTACTTAAACTCTTTCTGTAGTAGGGAGTGCATCTCAACAATCCATCTTTTACAAATGATTGCTCCTGCTGATTGAAGTAATGTATTAAGTGCTGAATGAGAGGATCGTACTGGTACTTTCCTACCATCTAACCCTATGATAAAACCTTTATCGGCTTTCCTTTGAACTGCATCTCGTAAAGATTTTAGAGCAGGTATCTTAGTTAGAAATTCTTTCTTTAATTTCGCACCTTCTCTTTTCCCTTTCCCCACGATCTGACCAATCTTTTCATTTCCTGCGCCATACAGAAACCCATATATGAAAGTTTTTGCTTGATCTCTTGTAGATAATCCTGCGGCTTTTTGATTAGTCGTATGAATATCGCCTTCCAGTAACATCTTACCGTATGCACCATCATCATACCTAGCAAGGTAATGGCTAAGACAACGCAATTCCAAACCTGATACATCAATGCCCAAAAGTTCCATCTCTGGATCTGCTCGAAATAATGTTCGGCATTCCTTCCCATAGGGTGCGTTAAGATTCGGAACTTGAGCGAGGTTTGGATGCGAGTGAGAGCACCTCGAAGTTTGCGCTCCCATTGTATTAACTTTTCCATGTAGTTTACCTTGATTACAAAGTTTAATCCAAGCTTGATTACCCTCTGCTAATTGGGCAATCCTTTTATTTAACATAAAATACCGAGACATCAATTTTGCTTCTGGATATTCTAATTTATTTAGAACAGTCTCATCAATTTTAGGTTCATTGGAAGGTGTGAATTCTCTAGGTTTCCACCCTCTTAGTTCCTGCAATCGTTTAGCTATATGCTTACGAGAATTAGGATTAAAATCTACAATTTTTATTTTTGAATATGTCCCATTCTTTCGTAGACCTTCATCAATTATCCATGATCCAAACACCTCACCTAATTTCTTAGCTAGTTTAGATCGTTTATCAGCTAACTCACTATAAAGGAGGACTGCATTTTTTTCATCAAAAGTGAAGCCATGTTCTTCTTGAGCCAAACAGATGTTGGATATTTGATGTTCCATTTGAATGGAATCTTTAGGCGGGAGATTTGGCATGAAACTTTCATATAAAATCTCAGTTAAATGAACATCATTTACACAGTAGTCTCTCATTTCTGGAGTGAGTTCCTTAAAGGCATCTTCTTGTTGATTATATGTACCTTTAAATGAACCTAATCTCTCTCCCCATGCTTTTAATGAGTGACTTCCCCAAAGTTTAGCTTCAATTTTTCTAACCTTTGAATCTGATTCTCTAAGATTTGGGTGGATTAATCTTGATAGGATCAATGTATCTAAAATCTGATCTATAGGGATGGTAAATCCATGAAGATTTTTTAATACAATTAAATCAAAACCTAATATATTATGACCTATTATTTTTTTATCTTTTAAATCTTCCAAAGCAATTTTAATATCTTCTTTAGTTTCTGCTATGACAAGATTTCCTGTGGATATGTTACGGTACACAATTAAATGTACCTTAGTAACAGTATCCAATAGACCATCAGTTTCTATATCTAAAATAACCTCTTCCATTTTTACCCTTCCAATTAAAAGTCTTTATTTTCTTCTACCTCTTCAAGTGTGAAATTATCTTGTGATACTTCGATCATTCTTCCAGTATCTTTTGAATACTCTAGAGCATTACAAATTCCTGTCTCTCCTGTCCATCTGTTTTTAAGTATTCTAACAGTAGTTAGGTTAGGATTATCTTCACTCTGTTGATTCCTCTCACAACCTATAACAATATCAGAGAGTTGTGCAATCCCATGAGTTCCTCGTAACTGATTGAGTGAAGTTTGTACTCCTTCCTCATGTCCTCTGTCTCCACTTGGTCTACGTAAATGTGATACAAGTATGAGTGCACATTGTAATTCTTCTACCAAACTTCTAAGTTTAGTCATTACAAAGTCCAACATTCTACGTTCATCACCTCCACTTGTTAAACCAGAGATAACTATACTGATATGATCTAGTATAATACAATCACATTCCATACCTCTAACTAGATAACGGATTTTATTGAAGAGGTGATCAGGTTCTACACTTCCCCAATGATCATAAAGAAATAAGTTACCAGTACTTAGTACATTATCAAATCCATCTTTTAATTCCTCTGAGGAACACTCAATATTCTGTAAATGGATTGGTTTATTTAAATACAATCCAATAAATCCAAGTGCTGTCCTCTTATTATTCTCTTCTAAAGCAAGATAACCTAACTTATGACCTTGTAACATACAATGATAACCTATCTCTCGACATACTTGAGACTTACCTACACCACTTCCTGCTGTAATAGTAACAATCTCTCCTCTTCTCATTCCTTGAGTCATATTATTCAATCCTGAGAAAGGATAAGGAAACGATTCTATATTCTCTTCGTTGGAAATTAAATGCCATAAGTCTCTTCCATCGACAATACCATCAGGTCGCCACACTTGAGCACCCCAAATAGCAGATATTATCTCTTTCTCTCTACCATCTTTTAACATTTCACTTGCATCTTTTAATGGTAGTGTTGCTATCTTAACCTTTCCCGGTGAGAAGAGAGGTACACATTCTTCTATAGCTTTCTTACCTGCTTCATCTTGATCAAACATTAGGACTACTGATTCAAATCCTTCAAGATATTCAATCTCTCTTTGCAGACATCTCTTTGCACCTCCTGCTCCAGAAGCTACTGAAACTACAGGCCATTTGTTACCTTGAGCTTGGGAAACAGACATAGCGTCTAGTTCTCCTTCGGTAACAACTATCATTTTCCCCTTAGAAAAGAGGTTTTTACCAAAAAGATTTGCTTCCTTTGTGTCTCCTATAAAAAGAAAATCTTTATTAGGAAAGCGTAACTTTTGAGCTACCACTTTACTTGATCCTGACTTGCGATAGTTAGCAATCTGTACCTTTTTTCCTTTAAAGGTTCCAGTTTGATAATCCCATTTATTTACTGTGTCCTGTGTAATACACCTTTTCTGTAATGGTATTGTTTCACCTGACACAAAATCCATTTTCATAGTTTCCTTCCTTTGTGAAAATTTTTCACCTGAATCTTTCAGTTGGTGATAACCACAATCCGGTGTGAAACAAAAACCATGACCATCATCATAGATGGCTAAGTTATCTTTTGATCCACAACGAGGACAAGGTACGTGGTTTATACAATTAGAGTCCTCTCTATCTACTCTCTCTCTTCCGTAGTTTTCCATGTTTTATTATCAAGTCGTGATGTTGCCATTAAATCTCCTACATATGTATAACCACACTTACGTAGAAATCCTTTAAATTGATCTAAAACTTCGGTCAATGTTTCAGCCTCAAAAGTCATGTTTATTTGATCAAATTGATGACCTTTGAAATTATCTTTAACTCTACATCTAACTTGTCGGAATGTGTATGACTCTTCCATTTCCATATCTTCCATTGGAATACTCTTCCTATTATATTTTTTATTAGTCTTATGAACTTGTACTCCTCTATTAAGAATACCTTTTGTTTTATTTCCTGATGGTTTTCTTCTACCTTCACGTTGTAACGAGTGTGACATTTTCCTTCCTATTTAAAATCTAACCATGATTGAACATCAAAATATGGACTCACCTTAGTTTCATCTACATCATTAAACCCTTCCACCTTTGCATGTGGGCAAAGAATAAGCAAGGAGTTAATTAGATTCTTTAAAGTCTCCCATTGTTTTGATGTGTAGTTTAAACGAGGTTCAAGACCTGTGTCGGTAGATACTCCACCAATCAG